GTACGGATTATTTAACCGTATCCTATGGCTTTTACTCTTACGCATATCACGTTGAATCATTACCAGTACCCGGGGACATCGACCGCAAAGTTTATATACTAATTCCTTGCGTGAAATATCCCAGGATACTAAACTTGTTTCTTAAACTAAGGAGTTTAATATATAGAGATTTTGGTAAGTCGGACTTACCAACTACCGAGTTTCACCAGATGATAGATGGCCAACAGGTCACCTGTTTGGGTTTCGGAGCGCCAGGCATGACAGCACGATATTGGTACCCTAGAGATAGGTATTTAGGCCTATTATACCAGCATCGTACCCAAAACCTGACTTCTAAGTCACACACATTTATGATTGATGTGGCTAAGTATCACTCCGAAATTAAAGAAGCTGCTATCGGTATACCTGACAAGAAAGTTCTTGGCCAGGTGCTCTATATGCACGTGATGGATAATACTGCAATCGTGACAACCACTTACCCAGGTCCTACTGTGTATAGGGGTTTTCAATTTGTGTATCGTGACGTCCCGTATAACTACACCCCAACCTTTAAAATACGCGAACTAAAAGTCGAAGGCAAATTACCTAAGTTTACTACAGCTGTTTATCCGGAATCCAGCGTAGAATCTGAAGCCACTGCCCTCCAAGACAGATTAGTAATTAGGCGTAACACAGTTAACCCTCATCAAAAGTACTATAATTATCGTAGTGAATTTTTGCATGTGTTGATCCCTGAAAAAGATGTACATTCATTGATCCCTATGGATAGTGAACAGTACATGAAGCAACTCAAGAATTCTAAACAACGACAAATGGAAAGTGCTTTAAATAACGACTTACTACCAGAAGAAGACACTAAAATATTCTGCAAAGCTGAACCTTACGGAAAAGTGGACGCCCCAAGAATAATTACTTTGTTAGACGGTTACCACCGATCTACTTTTGGCAAGTTCGTCGTAGTAGCCTATGATTATTTGATACACAAATTCATGGCTACCAATTCATTTTCATTCTATGCCTTTGGCGTTGAATTAAATGAAATGTTTGAGAGTATACACGAAACAGTGGTGAATAATGGAATCACCTGTATTCAAGAAATCGACTATACCAGGTTTGACGGTAGCACATCTGCTTTCACCTATGGTTTAATGCGTACATTTTTCTTGAGACTGTTTCAATCAGACTGTGCTTTAACTCATGCCCTTAACAAGGAAGCAGATTATCAGGTTCGGGGGTCCTTCGGCAACC